CATCACTTGTAACTATACCACTATTTGATACTTCTGATGTAACAAATATGACTAATATGTTTGCTAATTGTTGGGTTCTTTCATCAGTTCCTTTATTTGATACTTCTAATGTAACAAATGGCAGGTATGTTTCAAATTACTAAAGCACTCACAACAATACCATTACTTGATACTTCTAATGTAACAAATATGGACTATATGTTCGATCTTTGTGAGTCACTTATATCAGTTCCTTTATTTGATACATCAAATGTGACTAGTATGGTTGCTATGTTCTATGAATGTGCTTCTCTTGTAACTGTACCATTACTTGATACTTCTAATGTTACAAATATGACTGCTATGTTCGTTCGTTGTTATGCAGTAGAATCGGGTGCATTAGCTTTATATCAACAAGCATCTACTCAAACAAATCCACCTTCTTCACATAGTAATACATTTAGAGATTGTGGTAGCAATACAACTACTGGTGCCGCTGAATTAGCTCAAATTCCATCTGACTGGAAGTAATGAGTATAAATAATAAAAGAGGTTTTACATGAGTAAACAAGTAAATGTAATTTGTCAAAATGCACTACAGAAAGTAGGTATAGAAATGGATGAAGGATCTGCTCTAGGTTCTTATGCTGTTCCTGCACTTGCTGACCTTAATGCTGTAGTCACTGAGTTAAATACTCAAAATTTAATTCTTCAAAATGTTGAAACAGTTGACGTATATGCTTCAAAGAAGATTACATTTGCTGTTTTACCTGAAGAATTCCACGTCGTTGAGAAACTAACTGACTTAACTACTGATATGCTTAATGCATACAACCTAAATGATATTGTTTATGTCAAAGAAGAAGATAAATACTACTACATTGATCGCATCACTGCTCACGATGAGGGTCATATCATTGCGCCGGTTTCAAGTGAAGATGAAAAAACACTACGTGAATTGTGGCCAACAGTCATCTGCAAACAAGTACTTCCTGACCGCGTCGAAGGTTTCGCTCGTCTTGTAGGTAATCGTTTCTTACAGCTTTATCCATCAAATAAGATGAAGATGGACTCAGGTACTCAACAGTCTTTGTCTACAATGTATTGTTGTGAAACTGAATCAAAGAAATTTACTGTTTTAGATTTGGACTATGTAATTGACTATTTCGTCATACATATTAACTCAGTCTTGCCATCAAAATATCGCATTACTTACTTAGAGTCAATGCCTGAATATAATTTGTATGATACAATCTATTTGTCAAATAAATATATTGAAGTCATTGAAGATGGTCTTTGCTATAAGTTATGTTTACGTTATAAGTTGTTAGAATTCTTAAAAATTTTCAGAGATGAATATGACGCAGGTAAATTAGCAATCAAGCGTATCAATAACAAGAACAGAACTATCAATTATGATTTCGTAGAACTTGGCAACATTTATGGTAGTTTCTATGACAATCTAGGTGGAGTTGGTCTATAATGAGTGGACAGAGAATAAGTTATTCATTTGTTGGTGGCACAAATAAGATGCAGTTCCCTAATGTACAGGGTTCTGCTTTGTCACGTAATATGTTCACTGACCACAATGGTGACAATGTCTTTATGCAGAGTGTACCAGGAATAAAGTACTTAGATACACTTGGCATTGATAAGAATACTCATTGTGACGGTATGTATGTCCCATCTACTGGTTTAGAGTCAACGGGTTATGCTCGTTGTCTTTTCGTTGCTTATCAAGGAAAAATTTATCGTATCGATGCAGGTATGCGTAAAGAAATTATCGGTACTTATGCATTAGGTAATACTGTTAACTTTGCTGAAAGTGGTGGTGAAAGAGCAATCCTATTATGGGTTGATGGAACATCTATCTATGGTTATGACCTAAAGAAAGGTGAAGCTGTCTCTATTACACTTCCAAAAAGAATCACTGATAATGTTTACATCAAACCTTCTCATATCGCAGTCGTCAGTGGTTCTATTGTTTTAAATGACGTTGACTCTGGTTATGTTTATTATTCAGTTCCATATCCATTGTCACAAGAAAAACGTAATGTCTTTAAGATTATAAATGGTCAAGTCCAATATGATATTGACAATATAACTGTTCTTAAAGATGAAGTAGATAGTGGTGTATATTGCTTCTTAGATGATTATGGTGTGGCACAATACTTCAACGCTGAATCTTCTTCTGATAAGTGCGTTGCTATTTACTCAGTTGGTTCACTACTTACTTTATATGGTCCAACATCTATCGAATTCTGGCAAAGAGGTGATGCAGAGTCATATCAAACATGGCAAAGAGTTTCTTATACAATTAACAAAGAACAAGGTCTAGAAGCACCATATTCTTTGGCATCAGTCAATCACACTCAGTTCTGTATTGGAACTGGTAAATCTTCATCACGTTGTATCTTAGCAATTACTGATACAAAGGTTGAGAAGATTTCTCCATTATGGTTGGATAAAATTTTAAATGAACAGACAAATGTTCAGTCAGTTATTGGTTGGACTTATTCATTGAATAATCATTCATTCTATTTGTTCAGCATTGGACCAGAATGTTATGTATATGATTTTACTACAAAAGAATGGCATATTCGTTCATCACGTAATTACTTCAATGGTAAATTAAAGAATTACATGCCTTTATTTGCAGCATGGTGGGAAAACAAAATTGTAGTAGGATGTTCAGAAAATGGTAATATAATGACACTAGACCCTGATTATTTCTATGAAGATTTTAATGCAGATGATAGATTGCCATTACTTCGTGTGCGTCAAACACCAGTAATTACTACTGACTATAAACCATTCATGATTTTCGAATTGGCTCTTGAATGTAATACTGGTGCTATTGAAAATTATGGTAATCCTGGTAAATGTTTAATTCAGAAATCAGATGATGGTGGATATACATTTGGTAATATCCGTGAAGCATCAGTTGGTAAGAAAGGTGAATACTTTAAGCGTTGTCGTTGGATGAACTTAGGTATGACAAGAAATTGTGTCTTGAAAGTCACTTATAATGAACCTACTGACTTTGTAATTACCGATGCATCTATTCGTTTCCAGACACTAGCAACAGGAGTATAATATGCAGATAAATGATCGTTCAAGAATAGAAGATATACTTGCAGCTGTTGTTGGTACATGGGAATTGTCTACTGACAAAGATTGGAAATGTTATGAATTCGGTAGAGCAAGAATTTTCAAGAAGATATTGACAGCAGGAAGTAATATATTACCAGAAAAGTTTTTAAAATATAGAAAAGAAGTTGCACCAGTCTTATTATTCACTAAAGACAATTTAACTGGTCAGACTTTAAATTTACAACAGAACGCAATTGAAGTTAATGAAAATTGTCTTGCAATTATAATTGATTTTTAGGAGGATATATGGACTTTATGGACGTATTGGACCCAGGTGACGTATTCGGTTTTGGACAAGATAAAAAGATTGCTCAAGCTAATGCTGCACTTAATAATGTTCTAAAAAGAGGTGAAGAAACATCAAATCAGAATCGTTCACTTTATAATCAGTACTTGAACAAAGTACAAGGTGAATATGGTGACGTTGCTAACAAATATAATGATTATTTAGCTGCAGTTGAAAATCAGGAAGTATATAATCCTGGTGAATTTTCATTTGATAAATCTGTCGATGACTATTATTCTAAGTTTGCTAATCAGCGTCAAGCTCAAGCAATGAATGCTATCACCAATAACGCAGCAAATGCAGGTGGAATGTTCAGTAGTGATTACTTGAATAACATGGC